CATTATACGGCGAAGCAATCATAAAGAACTTTTTGCCTCCAGTTCGTGTTTATGCATTGGTTGAATGGTCTACTTACGGAACAGTTCAGACAGAAGGTTTTGGCTTGGACAAAGCAGCAGAAATCAATGTACACTTTCATCAACGTCGCTTGCAAGAAGACCAAGACATCTTTGTTCGTGAAGGTGACTTTGTAAAGTATGACGGTCTGTTCTATGAAATCCTAACCACATCTGAACCCAAACAGCTATTCGGTCAAGTAGGTGATTCGATGGAAGTGTTAGCCAAGTGCAAGGTATCCAGAAGAGGACTATTCGATGCCACCTAAAAAACCACGTTCACCTCCCGATATATTACCAGAAAGTAATTATGGGTTTACTGGTATCGAGAATGCGGATAAGATACTAAGAGAAGTATCTTTGATGCCCTCGACTATTGAGACAATTGATACTGCTATGTTTAATTATTTGAATGAAAAATTGAATTTACATTCAAATACAAATAAAGGTTTTACAAAAGTACCGGTTGTATGGGTTTCCGGCGAGCGCGCATTTCAAATCAAAAATAATAGAAATCTTAGAGATGAAAATGATGTTTTAATTTTTCCTATGATTAATCTAGAAAGAACTTCAATTATTAAAGATCCCACGTTTAAAGGAGTAGCTTGGGCACATATACCAAATATAAATGATGAAAAGGGTGGGGCCATTGTAGTTGCAAGAAGGATTAAACAAGATAAAACAGGCAATTTTGCTAATGCTGACAGTGCTAGAACATTTGGTATGTATAGTATGCCAAGAGGCACGGGACAGCAAAATTCAACTAAGCCATCTAAGAAAATTGTTTATGAGACAATTTCTATGCCTATCCCAACATATGTTCAAGTTAATTATAAAATAGCTATTCGAACAGAATACATACAGCAAATGAATGAACTGATAACTCCTTTCTTTACAAAAACCGGTCAAATAAACAATATATTTATGACATCGGATGGTCATAAATTTGAAGGTTTTATAGAAGGGGACTTTACACAGAACTTTAATTCTACAAGCTATCAAGATGATGAAAAGATTTATCTAGTTGAAATAAATATTAAAGTTTTGGGTTATCTTTTGGGTGAAGGAAGTAATTCCGATAGACCAAAATTATCTATACGAGAAAACGCCGTGCAATTTAAATTCGGTAAAGAGCAGATCATTTTTGACGAAGAACCTGAATATACCTCCAAGTCATTTTATAGGCGATAGTCGTTTCAGGTAAAAACTAACTATTTATTTATGAGTTCCAATAGAGGAGAATACTATGGCTGATAGAGCATTTAAGTTTATTTCACCGGGCATATTTCTAAATGAAATTGACAATTCACAAGTTCCGCAGTTGCCGGATGCAGTTGGACCAACTATCATTGGTCGTTCGACCAAGGGTCCGGGTTTAACTGTAAATAGGGTACGTTCATTTTCAGAGTTTATTGATTTGTATGGTGAACCAGTAGCTGGTGGAGCCGCTGGTGATTATAGATCCTCCAAGCTAAGTGGCCCGACTTACGGTATTTATGCTGCTCAAGGATACTTGAACGCAAACGTTGGACCAGTTAATTATCTAAGACTATTAGGAATGCCAAATCCAGATGCTTCCGGTTTTGGACTTGCAGGATGGACTACCACATATTATGATCTAGCATCTAGAACTATTAAAGACTATTCTACTGGTGGTGGAGCAATTGGACTTTTCTTGGTTAACTCTGCTTCACAAGCAACTCCACAATCCGGTACATTGGGAGCTATTTTCTATCTGGTTACAGGCACTATGTATCTATCGGGTGCTATCTCTGGTCTTTCTAACACCTACACAGATACTGGTTCAAATACTATGATAAAAACAACAGTAGATACTTCTGTAGTTAATACTGAATTTAAGATGATTATTAGTGGCGCAGCCGGTGCTACCCCAAGAACTTATTCATTCAATTTTGATCGTGATAGCAATAAGTTTATCCGTAAGGTATTCAATACCAACCCTGTCATGACAAATGCTGGTGTTATAAATTCAAACACACTAACAAAAAACGAACAATACTATTGGCTCGGTGAAACTTTCGAAACCGCAATTAGTGATCTGGTTAAGAGTTCTGTAGGAGGAGTACCAGCCTCAGTAAATGCCTTTTTGGCACCTGTGGCAGTTAATGTCGGTTCAACTTCAACTGCTGTACATAGAATGAGATTTGAAGCATCAAATGCTTTACTATCAAATACAAATACTATTGATGGTAGAACTGGGTGGTTCTTTGGGCAAGATCTGAGTAATGATTATGCCTCATATAATCCAAACAATATGGTTAAGCTGTTCAGGTTCTTTGGCTTGGATGCTGGTACTTGGACGCACAAGAACCTCAAGGTTTCAATTGATAACGTCAGACAAAGCCCCAATCCAGATGCAGATCCTTATGGTACGTTTAGCATCTTGGTTAGAGATGTCAGAGACAGTGATGCAAATCCAGTTATTCTAGAACGATTCGATCAAGTTAATTTAAACCCAAGCTCACCAGATTACATCGGTGTTAGAATTGGTGATAAGTTCCGTAAATTTGATTATAACCAAAGAATTAACAAAGAGTATGGTCAATACGATAATCGTTCTCTCTTCGTTCGTGTTGAGATAAATCCAGCGATTGAACAAGGATTGGATCCGGTTTATGTTCCGTTTGGTGTATATGGGCCTTTACGTCCAAAGAGGCTTTTGATTGAATCTAGTAGCGTAGGAGGCACCTCCTTTGTAGCTTCTGGTACATGGCCGGGAGTAAACATAGCCACTAGCTTAATTAATGGTGCAAGTACCTTGATGACGGCGTATACAGCTTCAATTGTTTTCCCCGGTACACAAATAAGAGTTTCTGCGTCAGATTCAGGTATTACTAATCCAACAGATGCTTACTTCGGTTACTCTAGTGGAATATCACCATCATCAACTAGGTTTGATCAAAGCGGCGTTGATACCTTACGCTTGTATGGTGATAATACTTATCAAAATGTCGGTTTGGCTGGGCTAGATGCACAAGCACCTTTCGAACATCAATGGATCTTTACACTTGACGATGTTGTGGTCCCAACTGTTAATACTGCCTTCTACTCTTCGGGTTCAAGAGCAGCAGGAACTTCTCGTACAGCTACTTCTGGTGGATATACAGCAGTATTGGCTGCTGGGTATGATAAGTTCACATCTCCATTCCAAGGTGGCTTTGACCTATTAAATATCCAAGAAGCCGAGCCATTCCAATACAATCGGTTAAATGGCGGTACAAGGCTTAATAGCTATGAAGTAAATACTATAGAAGTGGCTATTGATATGATATCAAATCCAGAAACCGTTGAGACAAATCTCGTTACGATTCCCGGTATAAGAAATGCAACTCTAACTGACAAGCTCATCAGCGTTGTAGAAGGTCGTGGCGATGCATTAGCTGTAATAGACTTGGACGATGGTTACGACGCAACAACTGAATCCTATGAAGACTTCAGGACTCGTCTTGGAAGCGTTACTACAGCAGTAACTAACCTAACCGCTAGAAGGGTCAATAGCTCTTATGCATGTACCTACTACCCTTGGGTTCAAATCCGCGATACTATCAATGGTAACCTACTCTATGTACCTCCTTCGGTAGTGGCACTTGGAACAATGGCCTCTTCAGAAAGAAGAAGTGAAGTATGGTTTGCGCCCGCGGGCTTTAACCGTGGTGGTCTTTCTGCTGGTGCTGCTGGTATGCCAGTAGTAGCAGTTGCAGAGAAGTTGACCGCTAAGCAACGTGATACTCTGTACCTGAATAACATTAATCCAATTGCTTCGTTCCCATCAGAAGGAATTGTAATTTTTGGACAAAAGACACTTCAAGTCACTCCCACAGCATTGGATAGGATTAACGTTCGTAGAATGTTAATTTACGTTAAGAAACAAATCTCCAGATTTGCTAGCACAGTCCTATTCGATCAAAACGTTAAAGTTACTTGGAACCGTTTTAGAGCCGATGTAGAACCATTTTTGGCCTCCGTTCAATCTAGACTAGGTATCACTGAATTCAGAATGGTACTAGATGAGACAACAACTACACAAGATCTAGTTGACCGTAACATCCTATACGCTAAGATATTCTTGAAGCCAGCTAGATCAATTGAATTCATTGCAGTCGATTTCGTAATCACTCGCGGTGGTGCTTCGTTCGAAGACTAAAAGAAATTTAATAACTATTTACAATATAACAGGAGAAACAACAAATGGCTTTCTGGACTGATGCAACTTTAAGAGATCCAAAGAGAAAGTTTAGATTTCAGGTGCAGCTATTGGGGTACCCCGATGGTGCAACTTGGTATGCTAAAGATGTGACAAAACCATCACCTACATTAGCTACTACTGAGCACGCTTACTTGAACCATACTTTTTACTTCCCCGGTAGAGTTACATGGGATGAAGTTACTTGTACTTTGGTAGATCCTCTGGAGCCTGATGCTGTTGCCAATACTCTTGCTATTCTGCAAACCGCTGGTTATCATCCACCTGCAAATGCACAAGATATTTCCACGATGTCTAAGGCTTCTGCCATTGCTGCGTTGAGGGGCGTTATCATTACTCAAATTGATTCCGATGGTAGTGAAGTCGAAACTTGGACTTTAAATAACGCCTTTATCAGCAATGCTAAATTCAGCGACCTTGGATATGATGGCGATGATTTGAGCGATATTTCGATTACTATCCGTTATGATTGGGCTACCTGTGTTACTACTGGTGTTGCTCTCAACGGTTCAAATACCTTCTTCAAATTAGGCCAGCCACAATAATAAATTTAACTGAGAGGTAGTTTTGTCGAGAAATAATAATAGAACAGGTGCCGCTGCTATGCAGGCACCTGAACCTGTTCCTAACTTTAATAATCAAATTCCAACGGTGCATATTACGACACCAACCCATTTTGTTAGCCTTCCTTCGAAGGGTCTTTTGTATCCAGCAAATCACCCATTGTATAGAAAAGAAAGCATTGAATTGAAATTCATGACTGCAAAAGAGGAAGACATTCTTGCTTCAGAACAATTAATTCGGAAAGGAATTGTTCTTGATAGATTTATAGACAGTTTGATACTAGACAAAAGCTTAGATCCAGCAAGTCTTCTTTTGTGTGATAGAACTGCTATACTTGTAGAATCTAGAATAAACGGATATGGCCCAGAATATCAAGCTGATATTACTTGTACTGAATGTAATGCTTCGAATGTACTAGAATATAATTTAGAAAATAGAGAGATTTCATATGTAGATAGTGATCCAGAAGGTGCATATTCTATTACACACAATGGTACCTTTACGACTACCCTACCACGTTCGGGAGTAGAAGTAGAATTCAGGCTAATGACCGGTAAAGATGAAAGAAACCAAAGTCTACTTTCTGAGAAGAATAATTTGGTAGCTCCAGTTGTTACAGACCAGTTGAAGAAAGCGATTGTTTCTATCAATGGTAATACAGATGTTGGATATATTTATGCATTTGTTAATACAATGCCAGCAATGGATTCTAGACATCTTAGAACGATAGTTCGCAAAGCAACACCAGATTATAACCTAAGAACTTCTATGGTGTGTAATAAATGCGGAACTTCGCAGGAGGTTGCAGTCCCAATAGGGACAAAGTTTTTTTGGCCTGACTCCTGAGTATATTGAGGCAGTTTACGAAGAAATCTTTCTGTTGAAATATCATGGCGGGTTTTCGATTTTTGAATCTTATAACTTGCCTATTAAGTTACGACGTTGGTTCTTGCAACGGATTAACAAACAATTTAAGATGGAAGCAGAAAGAGCTAAAAAACGAAAATGATTTCTAAGACCGCCTTGTGGCGGTCTTTTTACTTTACAACTACTTATAATAGTGGAGGTTTAAATGTCTAATAGCGAACTTGTCTCTGATATCATCGATCTGGAGCAAATTAAAAAAGCATATAGCAATGGTGTATTAAACGAGACATATGCCGATGCTGTTGGATTTTGGATGACTACACTCTTGAAAGCAACCTATGGCTCGCATGGTGTTGAACTACCTATCTCCCTCAAAGGACAGAAGGGTGATTTGTCGGCCTTATTAAAAGCAGTAGGAATGGAAAAAAGATATGTTGATACAGCAGTTTCGTTAGGACTTACAAACCCAAGAACGATAAAGGTTAGAAGTGCTTTAGAAGATGCGGTATATAGATTTGAAACTAAAACCGGCATTGCTTGGCCTTTTAAAAACTGAGGTGTAAATAATGGCTAATGATCCAAACAATAATTCACCTTCAGATTCTATTCAGCCTGAGTTGACAGAAGCAGAAAAGCAGATACAAAGAGTTCAAAAATCTTTAAAAAGCTTAAAATCTGTAGAAGATTACGAAGACCAATTAGTTAGATCTGCTGAAAGTGTTGAAGATTTAGTAGAAGCAGAAAAGTCTCTTTTTGATACACTCCAAAAAAGACTTAATTTAGAAATGCAATTGGCAGAACTCCAAGACAACGATGATCTATATAAACAAAAAGTTAAAGAACTTGGAGATCTAAAAAAGGCTTTAACCGAATATAATAAAGCACTTGCAGAAACACAAGAACAAGAGAAAGTTGGAGCTTCAACAGCGAGCACCTTTGCTAAATCAGTAGGGCTTGTTAAGAGTAATACTCTTGATACTGCCTTTTCATTAGCTTCTAAAGGTGGATTGAACAACGCTATGAAGGGCTTCGGGCAAGAAGCCATGGCTCTTCTTAACCCAGTTAATCTTGCAAGCAATGCGATAGATCAATTCAAAGATAATGTTGTAAATACTATTAAAGCAATTGACCAGTTGTCAGCAGATGCACGAAAAACTTATGGTTCTTTTGGCAAAGAAGTCTCCAGAGATGCAGTTAAGCTAGAAGCAAGTCTTCGTAAATTTAATATGGGAACCGAAGAAGCTTTCAAGATCGAAACGCAAATGGCAGATTCGATTGGTGGCTACAGAGAAATGACAGACGCTCAGCAGAAGTCAGTCGGTGAACAAATTGCAGCTTTTGAAAGATTAGGTGTTAGTACTGAAGATTCCGCTGCGCTATTCCAAAATATGGTTAATATACAAGGAAAAACTTCTGAATCTGCTGCGCGTGTACAGAGATCACTTTTGGCTCTTGCTAATAAAACCGGTGTTCCTTTGGGCAAGATTGCTAAAGTATTAAAGGAGAATTCAAACAATCTAGCTTTATATGGCAAGAATGCCAATAAGATTGGTAGTGAATTAGCCGTGATTGAAGAACGGACTAAAATGTCAGCCAGTTCAATGGTAGAGTTTTCAACTGGTCTTATGAGCTTAGAAAGATCATCTGAAGTCGCAGGAGATTTGAATGCAATACTTGGAAGTACCTATATCAGTGCTGATAAGTTACAAAGACTTGCTGCAAAGGGTGATGTTACCGGTGTTTATAATGAAATCGGAAGTGCAATCGAACGTTCTGGATTGCAGATAGATGAATTGCGTAATAATGCTCCTAAGTTACAATCAATGGCTCAATCTTTAGGAATGTCGAATGAAGAGTTGTTGAAGGCTTTAGATTCTTATGAAAAAGGCGAATATGATAGAGCTAAGGCAGCTACTGAAACTGCTATGGCAACCGAACTTACTGTCACGGAAATGAACAACTTAGCAAAAGATACAATGTCAAATGCCGAGAATTTGGAGGCTTTTTCAAGACAGTTTAACTTATCGGCAGAGACTTTATTAAATTTTAATGAAGCGGCTAGGAATGTTAGCTCAACTCTTAGGGATAACGTAGCATCTGCTAATAGCTTTAGTTCTGCAATATATAAAGCCATGGATCTTGCTAAAAAGAGTTCTTCATTGGTCAGCGGAGCACCGGGTATGCTTAGTAAAGCAGGTAGCTATCTTGCGAATACTGGTGTAGGTAAGGCAATAGGAGGTGTAGCTTCTAAGATCGGAAGTGTAGCTTCCAGCGTAGGCGGTAAAATAAGCGGTGGTGTATCAGCAGCAGCGGGTGCTGTTAGGGGGGGTATCTCCACTGCCATAGATTCTACCACTGGCATGATAGAATTCCTCCAATCTGCTAGACCGGAAGCTGTAAAAGTTCTAGAAGGGTTTACTGGTGGTTCGGCTCCGATAGCTGAAAGACTAGCAAAATTAGCAGCAGCAGTTAAAAGTAATGCTACTCTGTCAAAGGCTATCTCAATCGCTCAAACAACAGGTGGTAAGTTTGCTAAATTTGTACCATGGTTAGGAGCGGCTATAAATATAGGATCTGGCGTTTATAGGTATTATCAAGGCGATATAAAAGGTTCACTTTATGATCTCGGAGGTGCTGCGGCGGATCTAGCGATGCCCGGCGTTGGAGCGTTCACAGCGGCTTTTTCTGCCGCTAGAGACCTTGGTGCTTTCCAAGGCACAGCGGCTGGTGTTAACGAGCAGGCATATGGTGGTGCATACGCTGAGAAGCCTCCACAATATGCAGATGGTACTGGTGGTTTTGTTAAATCCAAAACTCCAATGATGATTGGTGGAGTACCTTCTATTGTAGGAGAATCAGGTGTTGAGATGGTTATGACTGAAGGTAAATTAATAACAATGCTTCAAGCCACAATTAAAGATACGGTCGAAGCAGCCATAGGAGCTATGTCAGCAAATGGCGTTCAAAATAGTTCTGGTAATGCAAAGATAGAACTAATTCTTAATAGTGAAGTGCTAAAAAGCTTTATCCTAAAAACAGTTGGTAGAGAATTAAACCCATTGGTACCATAACATGGCAATTAATAATTACATAACAAATGTTTATTCTAAACAGAAAGGGTATAATATAATATTTACCCATGTACCAACAGATACTGTGGTTACATTTAAAGCATTTCTAACAGCTTTTTCGGATCAATATACTTCTAATTGGAATGCTGAGACTGTTTACGGTAGAATAGATCCAATGCAAACTTTCGGTGGTAATTCAAGAACAATTACTTTTAGTTTCGATATTGTATCAAATGATATAAGTGAAGCATCTTCAAACTTAAAATCTGTCAGACTTTTAACAAGAATGTTATATCCTACATATGAAAAAACTAAATTTGCCACAACAATCTCTAAAGCACCTTTATTCAGAATTAAGCTAGCTAACTTAATAGGAAAAGGAAAAGACGGAAAAGGTGGGGGTTTATTAGGCGCAGTTTCTGGTTTTACAATCGAACCAACGATTGAAACAGGTTTCTTTGATCCAGCAGCAAATGTGCTATATCCAAAAGAATACACTGCTAGCATTACATTCAATGTTTTACACGAAGAAAATCCCGGTGATTGGACAAGTGAAGTAGATACCAAAGAACAAGGTCCACCATTTGAAGACCAAGATCCACTTCAGGGACCAATTCTTGGTGGTGATACTTATCGTGGCATAGGGGTAGATTATGACCCAACAGCCGATGATGCATTGCTACAAAATAATGATAGAGCCGCCTTCACAGGCGATGCGGAAGCATCTGCTACTTCTGCTGCTGCCGAAGGCTCTTCTGCGGATCAACCACCATCTTCTTCAGGCGAAGATGTAGCTTCAACCCCAAGTACCGAAAAAGGTGCTACAGAAGACGAGGTTTTAAGATAGTTGAATGACAATCTTCCTAATTAAGAGGGTAATACATAATGAGTAGATATGATAATAGAATTGTAGCTTCAAATAGAGAATTAGCATATTCTGATGTATTTAGAGAAAGAGGTGTAAATTTTATTAATCAATACACAACACCTCAGTTTTATGATCTTACTGCAAGTCAAAGGGCTAGCCTAATAAGAATTCCAGATGTTTGGAAATTAGGTGACAGATTATGGAAATATGCCTCAATACACTATGGGGATCCTAGACTTTGGTGGGTAATTGGATGGTACAACATGAAGCCTACTGATTCACATTTCCAATTAGGTGATCCGATATTAATTCCAGTACCTGTGAGTAAGGTATTAACTATGTTTGATGGAGTTAGATAATGTCTTTTTGGGATTCGATAACCAGCTTCTTTGGTGGTGGGTCGGGTGACGAACAGGTATATAAAGCACAGCCATTCGATCAGCAAGCATTTCTGATGTATAACATTAGTAAATTAGCACCTATACATAAAAAGGAATATGGTAGATATAAAAAATTAACCTTGTTAAAGGGACCATCAACTAATTTTGTTAATGGTATTCTGAATGCAGATTTTTATAAAAAGAGACCCATGCTGGAAATGACACAAGCGCAAATTTCAGAGCTTGCGCCACAAGTAAGAATTTATAAACAAGATTTTTCTGCGGACAATTCATTTATTAGCGAAGTAGAAATACCATTCCCAGCATATACTGAGGAGAGTGATCCTTTAGATATAGCTAGAGTTGGATATGGTATTAAATCCATTTCGCTTACTACTAAAGGTGGAAATACATACCAATCACAGACAATGTTAGATTGCAATCTAACCTTGTATTTCCAATCAATGGATAAGTTAACTGAAAGAAAAGACGGTATCTCCTTGTTGGATTTAATTGTGATGCCTCCTGATAATGCTTCTAGGCCACCAAAATCGATTTCCGCTACTAAATTAAGTGCTAATAGAGATGAGACCGGGTTTACTGTCAGTGCAAATACCTTTAGGATTAGATTAGAATTAGGATGGTCAGTAGGTAAACTAACTAATTCATCTGCTTTTAGAGATTCTAATGGTAAAGAGAATAGAAATCTATTAGATGCCATACAAGCTTCAAAGATGTCTTTTATGCTACAACATCTAAGTCACGACTTGACTGTCAATGAAGATGGTACGACAACTCTTAGCATAAGCTATCGAGCCTCTACGGATTTCGTTTTTAGAGATATCAGGGCAGGTATTGTTCTACCAACAGAAGAGAGACAACAATTAGATAAGATTTCTCAAAAAATCGAACAGTTAACTAAATCAGCAGAAGGTGGTGGCGGGGACAGCGAAGAGTTGAATAACTACAAGAAAATGCAGGCTGAATTACAGACGACTGTCGAAAAGAAAGTATATTCACAAATTATGGGTGAACTCATACGTCCTAAAGGTGGTGGAAAAAGTAAAGTATATCAAACAGCGGTGTCAAGAAAGGTAATTGATGCATTTACAACCTCAATAGGACCGGGCGGTAGACAAGGCACCGATGCGACCACATCACCACCTGACACCGCTGGGCCGTCTCCGGGTGCGGATCCTGATAGAGTAAAATGGCTTCTGAAAAGCAAGAGTGATGGTGGAGTCCAATTGCAATATTTTGAACCAATTTTGGGACCGGGAGATACCTTAACTTTTGATGAATTTGTTAATGATCCTATACCTGTAGATTCAACCCAAGTAGAATATGAAACATTAGAAATTGTATTTCTAGGAGATTTACTAGAATTATTCATGACACGAGCATTCGAAGATGAGAAATCAATCAAGGGTGGATTTCGTAATTTTGGAAATAACTTTTCAAAAAGAGTTAAGATGATATTAACAGATTTTCAATATATTGATATAAAAGACGGAAAGCCAATTAGAGTAAACATGGCTCATATTCCAATATCAACTAAACTTCTACTTGAATTTATTAGACAACAAATTATAATACCCGGTGCTCTAAATTATACAATAAATGATTTTGTTGTAGAACTTTTAACAAAGTTGAAAGATTCAATCTTTCTTAATAAGAAATATTCTTTTAATCAGACCTTTAAACAAGATGTCAACTTTGAGATGACTAACATAGTCATGCCAGTTGGAGCAAGTAGTATTGATCCTGTTCTATCTGCTTATGGCTCTGGTGATACTGCCAGAGCAGATAAAATTAATCCTGCTAGTTTTATGAGTTCTAATCTTATTAGGAATAAAAATCCTTCTAATTATTTCTTTTATATGATGGTCTATACTTCTCCTGTTGATGTCATAAACAGACAAGGCGAACCAGATTCAGATAGTAAAGCTGGCATTCCTCATATATTCGTTGGGCGCGACCGAGGAATCGTAAAGAAAATCAATTTTGTTAAATTAGCAAAGCCTCCATTGATGAAAGAGCAAAGAATAGAGCAGGAAGAATTTGGTTTTGATCCTATCTTTGCATTAGTTGGCAGATATAACGTCGAACTAGAAACTATAGGTAATACTGTTATGCCAATTGGCAGTACGTTTTTCTTGTGGCCAACAGCACTTGGTTCTAATCTTGGACTACCAAATCATAAAAATTCATTAGCGAATATTATGGGTATAGGTGGTTATTACAAAATTTTAACTGTTAAATGGACCTTAGATGAAAACGGAAAATTCACTACAAACATAACTGGCAATCATGAAGGCACCGGTGCTTCTGGGGACTTCCCGTCAAACGTGAAATCTTTGGATTACTATCTAGTTAGTGGTGCGAACTTCAACGGAATAACGGATTAAATAAATGGCAACTGAAAGGCAAATTTATGAATTATTTAATGGTTCCAACTCATTGACCGCTAAACAGTCAATGGAGGCAAGAAAAGCATTTAATAATTTTGCTTATAAGCCTTATTCTAGCGAAGGCACAAATGATAACTACGCTCACAATACAATTCAGTTCTTTAATAATAATCGGATTCGTCCAGTAGATGGTATTGTAAATGAGTATGGCATAATAATGCATCCTAGAAAAGATAAAATTGTTGCTTCATTCAATGACAATGATACTGCATTTCAAAGCTTTGACTTTGTAGTAAGATCGTTTAGAAATTTTGCTAAAGCATATAGCGATTCATCCTTTCAGGGATCTATTTCGAATGTTGATCAATATTTGGCAAAGTTGTCAGTATACAAAGGTTATGTAGATCCTGATATAATTTTAGAAAATCATATCTCTAGTATAGTAACATATGTTGCTGAGAAATTCAAAAATGATCCAATTGAAAAAACTCGTATGGTTAGAGATTTTGCCACCTTTATACCTTACGCAACAGAAGTTTTAAAAGAAGTGTCAAATTTAACTCCTATAAATTATTCTACTTTATACTTATCAAACTTTAGTGATCTTCATAGTAATGGAATGATGCTGGATATTTCTAATCTTGCACCTTCGGTTGATTGGGCTAAGGTTTCAAAAATAATACAAAATAAAAACTTTATTTATTTTAAACAGATGGCTTACAACTTTGGCTTTAATGTCGTAAAAGAAATGCCATCAAAATTGATTGTGGATTTGGATTCGGAGTTTATATTCGGAGAAGTTTGTGTTTGTGGTACTGTTTATTCAAATGGTCTTGAGTTAAAAACGAAAAAAGAAATAATGCAACAATACTTTGAACCTGCATATAATTACGATTTGGGTTATTTATTTAATTTATTTCACTATATGTACGATGAAATTGTTAAAAGAAGTGGGGTAATTTCAGATTCCTTCGTGGGTATGAATAGCGTACTCTATAAAGAATATTATAAGATACCATCAACATCCATCGAAGAAAAGTATTATTTTTTGAATGGTTCAATATTATTGAAAATATATATTGATATTAAAAATTCTGAGATAGGAATTAACTTTAATGAATCTACATTAAATATTATACTTAGGAATGCTAGACAGATAGAAACAATTTATGGATTACAGCATAGTATGGATTATATAAATAAAAAGTTTGCAATCATTGATAGATATGGTTATAATCCAGTAGGCATTACTAATAGTAGTGTAGCTAGTGATAATGAAAGACTAATTGAACAGATAAGATTATCACGATACGATTATAAAATTTAAGGAGTAAAAATGTCAAAGGCACTAGAATATAATTTAGCAGAATCAAGAAGGAATGGTTGGAACGCCAGCATCCTCAACGAAGACAAGATTGACGAACAATTTTGTGAAGTCGTCAAAGCATTTCAAAGACAACACGGATTAACTGTTGACGGAATGTTGGGACCAGCAACCTTCCGTAGAATAGTAACAGAAAGAGAATCAAAGATTTCCGCTCAACCAACTTCAATAACAGGAGCAGTCGATTACATTATTTGTAATGGAAAACAAGTTCCAGTAAAAGGTGGTGTCAAAGTTCTTACTTGGCAAGAAAAAGGCGGACTTACAATTAAAGGTGGATACTCAACCGCCAGCGGAAGAAACATTAAACATTTCGTAACCCATTGGGATGCTGCTTTAACAGCAAAATCTTGTAGAGACATTCTACAACAACGCGGTCTATCAGTCCATTTCTTAATCGACAACGACGGAACCATTTATCAGTTGTTAGACACCGCCCACAAAGCATACCACGCTGGCGATGCAAATAGTTCCAGCATCGGCGTCGAAGTGTCAAACGCTTATTACACAAAGTATAACTCTTGGTATGAAAAGAATGGTTTTGGCAAGAGAAGAATTCTTCCCGGTATGAAAACAGGCGCAGGAACAATTGACGAACACCTCGACTTCTACGACCCCCAATACGACGCGCTCTCTGCCCTCTGGGAAGCAGTTCACCGCGCTCACGGCATTCCTTTGGTCGTTCCAGATAGAATGGACAGGACCATTGATTGGGACGATTTTAGAGGGTTCATAAATCACTTCCATATTACCTCAAAGAAGATTGATTGCTACGGCGTTGATCACGACAGAATCTTAAATCGTGCCATCCAGTTGTCGAACCAGTGACAAATTTTTGACTTGACGGCCCTGCGGTGCAATGCTATATTGATTGTACGAGGGCCGGATGATCTTCCAGACGTTTGATTCCAAGAACGAATGCGCTGCTGTATTTGCTGATAACAGACTGTCGGGAATTGACAATATAGATTTCTCTAGCTTCAACCGTACTTGGGGTTGGGCACCCTATTTGCCTTCGGGTATTGACTTCGCCAAGATCTATGTTGGTGGCAAAGAGCTTGATGAAGTTTGTCCTGAAGAATACAAAGAAGAGTACGATAAAGCTAGTTCGAAGTTGAAGGCTCTATACCGTTCATTCCTGTTGGCAAAGATCAACATGAATGAGAATTGCTTCTATGACTTGGTTAGCAAGGGTTTCTTAGAAGACTATGCAAAGGTAAAGAACAAGATTTGCGATTGGGTTTTCAACAATGTTGAGAAACCTAGTAATCACGATTACCTTGTTAGACTACAAGAAGTTCTTCATGACATTTCGAATCGTAGGCTGATAATCGACACAGCAGCTATGCAACAAGAAAAGCACAGGAAGAAGGTCAGAGACTTTGCTGAAAAGCTGAGAGAATACCCGCGAAAGATTGTGTATAACTCTTTCTCGTCTAAGACCGGTCGTTTATCTACAACCAAGGATTCATTTCCTATTCTTCGGTTTGACAAAGACCTTCGACGGTTTATCAAGCCAACAAATGACATGTTCTTGGAAATCGATTATAATGCCGCTGATCTGCGATCTTTGTTCTTGATCCAAGGAAAAGACCAGCCAAACATCGACATTCACGATTGGAACATCCAAAATGTGTTTGGTAAGGATACAGATAGAGACTTGGCAAAGAAGATGATCTTTGGTTGGTTGTACGATCTAGACAAGAGAGATAATCGACTAGAGAAAGTTTATGGTCGTGATTACTTACTAAGGGAGTGTTGGGATGGTGAAGCAGTTGAAAATCCTTTTGGCAGGAGGATCCAGTGCGATAAGGAACATGCCATTTCTTATTTGGTCCAAAGCACAACGGCAGATTACGTTGGTAGAAAACTTATTGAGATTTTTGATCTCTTGAAAGGTAAGAAGTCTTATCTTGCTTTCTCAATTCACGATTCGATCATAATCGACTTTGATTGGTCTGAACGGAATTTGATTTTGCCAATCCTGAAGCTTGTTCGCAAAGAAGGGTTTGTTGCAACATTGAAAGCGGGAAACGATTTTGAAAATCTAAAGGTTATTGAACTATGAACGTAATAGGTCTAGGCGGCGTAGGCTCTAGGATTGCTGCTCAGTTTGAACGGCATCCACAATACAATGTTATTTGTGTTGACCACGAACAGCAAGTAGAAAGAACTATTCGTATCAAGAAGCATACTGATCCCGAAGCGTATGAAGCAACTAACATAGACTTGACAATGTTGAATGGCACATTGACCAGCGATGATGTTATAATGATAACGAGTGGTGGTTCTCTTGCCTCTGCTCTGTCTCTCCGAATCTTGGAAAGTATCAAGGATCGAACAATCACCGTTATCTGCATTCAAGCAGATCCGCTATCGCTGAATCCGAAGAAAGCCTTGAATCAAAAGGTTGTTTTCAATGTACTTCAACAATTTGCGAGATCAGGAATGTTCGGTCGAATCTATTTAGTAAGTAACCAAAGTGTTGAAGAAATAGCTGGTGAATTGCCCGTTATTGGTTATTGGGACCAAATCAATACTTTGATTGCTGATACTTTTCACATGCTGAATGTTTATCGGAATAATCGCCCTGTAATGGGTTCTTTCGAAGATCCGTCTGAAACAAATCGTATCTCCACTGTTGGCGTTAAGGATTTGCAAACAGGTCAGAAAAAGATGTTCTACAGCATTGACAGCGTAAGAGAAGAGTGTTATATTTATGCTATCAACGAGTCACGATTATCGAAATCGAACGACCTGTTGAAGCGTGCTAAAGAAGAAGTAAGAACTAGCACAACGGAAACCAAATCCGTTTCATTCTGTTTCTATCCAACAAAATACGATAGAGATTTAGTGTATGTCTTGGAACATACTTCATTCGTACAAGAGCAGCGGTAAGGATAAATCTTCTTACTGACTTTAGAGTAAATCTCACAACTAACAAAAAGGAAAAACTAAAATGGCTATTGATATCAACAAGATGAAGGCTAAGCTTTCTGCAACTGAGAACAAGGGCGACACTTCTAGCAAGGTATCTACCTTTTGGAAGCCCGTAGAGGGCGAACAGGACATTCGCATTGTGTGCCCATCGGATGGTGATCCATTCCGTGATTTCCACTTCCACTACCTTGAAGTTGGTGGCAAGCGTAAGACCGTCCTATGTCTAAAGAAGAACTTTGGCGAGCAATGCCCAATCTGTGAGTTCGCATCACAAACTTGGCGCGATGGTGTCGCAAACAACGATGATGAGGATAAGAAGGTCGCCAAGTCACTATTCGTGAAGGAACGTTACTTCTCACCTGTTTTGGTTCGTGGTGAGGAAGATAAGGGTATCCGTGTTTGGGGTTATGGTGGAACCGTTTACAAGAAGCTTCTAAGCCTTGTTCTGAACCCTGACTATGGTGACATTACTGATACTGAGGAAGGAACTGATTTGACAATCTCCTACTCCACAAAGACCGGTCGCATGTTCGCAGAAACTGACGTTGCACCTCGTCGTAAGACTTCGGCACTTTGTTCAAAGGCAGTCGGCGGCGCGGCACGTTGTGCTGAGTTGCTTGATAATATGCCAGCGTTTGATACTCTCTTTGAGCGTTTGACCGCACAGCAAGTCACCAATCTTCTTGATGAATTCCTAAGCGATCAAAACGGCGCAGGACCAGAGATCCAAAAGTACAATGCTGACACAAGCT